AATAAATAGCTGAAGCGACTATATACGTCAACACTGATTCAAATGACACGCGGCTAAATTGATCTTCGAATGTCAAAGTAGTATCGAGACCATAAATTGATTGCAATTTGATATTTGCGACAAAATCGGTTCTTATAGCAAGCAATATATCGTTTAAAGTTCGTGTCATAATTAGCTAAATTCAATTGATAATTCTTCAAAAAATACTCTCTCTACACTTTCTACCGGTTCATTGCTTGCTGTAGCCGGATTCAATCCTTTATTTGCGTAATAGGTTGCAATGTCACTTTTAAGTACACCTGGTATTTGTAGTTCCTGACCCGCTTCTAAATCATCAGTCAGGTTCAAACCATTCAACACCGCCAATCCAAATGCAGCATCGGCACATCCGCAATATTGAACTGCGATATCGAATAGTGTTTGACCTGATAGAACTTTCATTTGATAACTCCGTTACGTTTTAATACCGTGTATAAAAAAATCAATAAACCAAAGATCAGAACTATGACAGCGACATACACCCATGCCGGTGTTTTCGTTTCTTCAGTAAGTGAATCTTTAGTATTTTGCTGTAAATCTGTTTTTCCTTTATCTTTTAGTGATGCATCAAATTTAAAGTTCGACTTATCTTCATTTCTTGCCAGATAATCTATATTGTTCTTATTGTCAACATTAGTAGTCAGATTGTTTTGTGTACCTCTATGAATCGTTTTCTTATTCGTAGTGGTTGACATAGGGTACTGTTTACCGGTTGAATCTGGTTTTGAAAAATTGGTACTGGTGTTTTCTTCAACAGTTGTTTCTTCAACAGTTCCGGTGTCGGTTACCTTAATAGTTCCGGACTGGCTTTGTTTTGTATCCGATGTTGAAGCAATGTTCAGATTGCTTTCATTCGATTGTTTTAAATCAAGATTAGCGGCTGTTTTTACTTCAGCTTTACTTGTTAAAGTTTGCTTCGTTGTACGACAACTGAATGTGATCAGCGTGAGTAATGCGATAAAAAGTATTTTAGTTTTCATTTTTTTTCGGTTTTATTTTATCAATTAAATTAGTCCATCCACCTTGAATGGCTTCAATGATTTGAGTTTTAGGTTTGTTTTGTATAACTGCAATATTTTCAAGTATAGAAGTCAAATACTCTACTAAGAACCCTGTCAATGCAACCACATACACAAAATTAAAGAAGGTATAAGCTGCTATATGAATAAGGTTTGTCCGGTTTTCATACTCTTTTTCAAAAGCATGTATAATGAAAAGGATTACCAGCCATATCCCTATTTTTATTACGCACCTGGAGAATTTCAACGACTCAAATTTCTGTCCTTTTTTCTTAGAAGCCTTTGTTCCTGACCATACTTCAACGATTACCGCTATAAACATGGCAAATGCCAATGCAGGTTGAATACCTAAAAAGTAGTTTACAGTGGCCGAGATGAAGGATATTAAAAACATCAATCCTTGCAACTGATATTTAAAACTTGGGAAAATAGAAAATATAAACTCTTTCAGTGAGCCATATTCGTAAGATGCCAGGAACTTTGCAATGTAGTTATTCATGATGTTTAAAATTTATTGTTCAAAAACTCTAATCGACCAACCCTTGTAATATTTCCATTGCGTTGGCTTATTCTTACAAATTTTGTAGTACTTCAGCAACCGGTCATATTTGTATAATTTGACAAACTGATCAACCGACATAACCGGACGTTTATTCAGTTTAATAATCGAATCTTGCAACTCGAGGATCCTGTGATTCAACATTGCATAACTATCTGTCTGTGTTGTCTTTTGCGAAAAGCAAATAACAGGGATAAAAAGCAATAAAAAGACTATCTTTTTCATACCAATAGGTTTAATTTTGTTACCAGTTCAGGAGTAATGACTCCGGTTTGAGCGAGTAATACAATTGCCTGGGCACGTTTTACCGCTCCTTTAATTCCTTCATTCACTGCAGCATCAACCAAATTGTTGGCAATGGTCTGACTTGCAATAAAGTCACCACCTACTTTATCCCAAAAGTTTACTTTATAAAAAGCAATGACAGCATCGTTCAACTGCATGTTCCGGTTCAGTGCACGTTCATAGCCGGATTGTTTTTTTGCAACATCAATAATAGCCCATCCCGACCATCTAGGCCAGAATTTACGTGCAATACCTTTATAGGTTTCACCACCGGCATCATCCGGGTCATTGGCATAACCACCTTCGGTTAATAATACTTTAAGAATCGCTGATCTGTAACTTGCCATAATTAGAGTTTTTAGTATTAATTCGTATAATTCGTTGTTAACCTGTCTTTATAATCATCATAATCGATTCCGGCACGTGTAAAATGTTGACGAATATGGTTGTCAATTTCAGACTGATTCTGTTTACCCCGTATAAACTTTGTTAGTCCGGGACCGAGTAAAGGATCTTCTTTCAATTCACCCTGTCGAAGTTTAAGAACAATTACAGCATCCTGATCAATAGAATTACCAACCATTATCCCAGAAATAATCATCCCAATTGCATCCCTTACCGGATTAATAGCCAGTTCAAAGCCGTCGGTCAATAATATGCCTTTTCGATTCTTATTCATCAATGCGTTATTTTTGTGTCCTCAATATTTTTAAAGTCCTCTTTTTGTGTAATCAGAGCTAAAGCCGTTTTAATTGTGGTTTGCAAACCCGCTCCACCATCAGGAGCACCGGCAACCGGAACACCCTTGTTTATCGCACTTATAATTCCATCAACACGAGCGGTCAACTTAGCCAATTGTGTTTTTAATTCAGGTGTATTGGTTAATCCACCATTTTCACCACCATTAAATTCTACCAATTCAGTTTCTGAAGCATAAATCAACCAGGCAACCGACTCCTGACCTTCCAAAATCCCGATAATACAATCGCTTCCTACTACAGGTTTCACATCGCAGGAACCGAATCCAAGGGCAATATCATAATAAGCCAGTTCATCACTCATTCCTTCGGCTTCCATCGTTTTTGCATCCCAGTCCACCGACTTGCATGTTACCCAACGTATCTGAGCCTGCGTGTTGCCGTTTAAATGCCGTTTAAATAGCATCATAAATTCATCTGCCGACGTTTGTAGACTCATAACTGTAAAATCGTTTATTTGCGCTTAAAATGCGTTATTATAAATCATAATAATTTAGTGTCTCTTTTCTTTACTAACGACTTCCTACTACCAACTACTGACTAGTTTTGTCTCCCAACTTTGCCACTTGCCGGTAACCTTGTCCAATCTCAACTGTTTTTGTTACCGAATCAATGTAATACGAACCATCCTTTTCAGGATAAAGAATACTTTTCAAATCCGCGATCATACCATGTTGCAGCCGTGGAATTCCAAACAACGTCAAATCACCTTCAAGTCCCGGCTTGGTTGCTTTATCATACGTGGAGTTTACTACCCGTTCTATTTCCACCGGTGTAAGGTTTGGTTGTTTGATCACAATATTGTTTCCCTTTTTTTCACCCTTTTCACCCTTCAGCATTTTTCCGTTTTTCTGCAGCGACTCTACGCGTACATATATTTTCTCAAGGCTTCGCTCTTTTAAAGATTCCTGGGCTTGCTTTTCAATGACAATTGGAACATGCACTCCACCATCAATAGAAGTCCTGCCACTCACCAGAGTTTTTCCACGGAAATAGGTATACAAACTCATTTTACTTTTCAAATCATCCAACACTTCACTCACCAACATCTTTGAATATCGAACCGAACCTAATGCTGTATCATCACATTGTATTACATATCCCGGAGCAATAGCCGTTAGTAGTTCTTTCAACGTACATTTCGCTTTCGATACACTTACCGTTTCGCGCTTCAGTTTGTACATTTCATCTTCACACGTTATCATCACCGGCACTCCGGTACTTACCTGTAAAATATAACCGGTGAACTCATCCCATAAATCACCATTGTACCCCAACCGGATTATTACCGGGTCACCGGCCTGAAAAACTTCATTTACTTTCTGTTTATCAAAGTCCCTAACTTTACGAGGGAAAACTATTTCTGCAGTATCGGTCAGTTTCTTCCATCCGCTTTCTGTTTTCACCTTGTTAAACCTTCGAATCAAAATCTTTGACCGGGTTCTTGAAGCAGGGAACTCAATTTCACCATAAAAAGCAACTGTCATATACTCATTATTAAAAAATCTTCATCACTGGAGCATTCCATTTCATATTGTATCAGTCCGGGTTTACCTTGCACCGGTGTAATATCTAATCGTTCAATAGCAATACGTGATATGTACTTTTCTTCAAAAATCTTCCCTTTTATTTTTATAGAACCAGCAATATCAAACATACGTATCAATGCATATTGCTGTTGTTTGGCTGTTTTTTGCATTGTTCTACTTGAATCATCAATACAAATCCCACGGATGTTTATTTTCCAGTCATCCGAACCGAATATTTCTTTTACCGTTCCACCGCTCCCGATAGTTGGCGTTTTAGTTATGTTTTTAGGTCGCGAAAAATCCACAATCGTTGCAACTGGAAACTCAAAATCTGTAAACTCACGGTCAATAAGCCGTCCATCATTATCATAGACTTTATAAGGCAAATCACCATTTACAGCCCAAAATGAACCTATCACAGGCGTTCCAAACTGACTCAAACGGTCATACTGATCAACATTTTTTGAAGTTGCATTATAACCAATTATCGTTTCACCCGATTCCTGGTTAGAAATTACATAATGAGCTCCAAAAACCTCAGCAAGCAAGTTTATCGCTGTATCAATTCCAATAGGTCTATATTCGTTCATTCTGTTTTTTCTTTTCTTATTCCCCTTCGGGGGTTAGGGGTTTACTGTAATGCTACCGTTGCATCCCTCAACCGGTCATTTATCGCTCTTACTACCTTTTCGGCTATTGCTTCAATATCAACTCCACCACTCAAGGTAAAGTAGTTCTTAATATCAATCTTTTGGGTAATGTTTTTAGCTCCACCAACACCGGAACCCGAACCGGATAAACCACCTTCATTTGGTTTAGTTGGAATAAGAGGCTTTGCGGCATTTTGTAATTTATATTGAGAAGATGAACCGGGTATAATTGTATCCATAGCTCTATACCATCGACCTCTTTTATCTTCTGCATCTTTTGATTTATCACCGGCTAATGCAGCTAATTCTTTTTTATATGCCGCCATTTTAGCCGCATTTATTTTCGATACTTCAGCATCTTTTTCCTCTTTAGTTTTAAAGCCTGGCCTTTCTGTAGGATTTTCCTTGTAATAGTCCTCCATCCCGGCTTCCTTGCCTTTACTGAAAGATTCCCCTATTTTTTTACCATATTCAGTTGCTGCATCGGCTATTTTCTTTAATCCATCAGAGAAATGATAATTCGAATCAAACCAATTTGCAGGATTAAAAACGCCTTTAAGCACATCGAATATTCCTAAACAAACCTTACCTACAAATTCACCAATTCCACTAAATACTGTTTTAATTGCACTCCAAACGCCCCACAAAGCACCCCTGAAAGAGGAAGATGTATTATAAAAATACGTACCTACGGCAATTAGACCTACAATAACAGCAGCAATCCAACCTATAATTGGTATATTCATGATGGCAACACCAAGGCCTTTTGCACCTAATGACATCAAATTAAACCCACTATTCACTATTGCTCCAACAACAGGCATCGTTCTCAAGGTTGTCATCAATAGTGTAATTCCAGTCCTGGCATTTGCCAGATTAGCCAAAACCATAACGGCACCTGCTAAACCTGTCACAAATGGAAGTATGTATTTTGTAACTCCAAAAATGCTAATGCCTAAATCTGAAAACCAAGCTTTTGTTTTAGCTATTTTTTCAGTATAGCTACCCATAATAATATTAGCTTGCTCAACAGCTGTATTAGTCCCGGTAATTTTCTTTGTCATAGTATCCTGATAATCGGCACTACGCAAAAGGATTTGTGCAGCTGCAGCATTCTCAGTACCGAAAATTTGAGCCATAATTGTTGCATCGCCCTGGGCTTTCCCAAGTTCACGCAAACGGGAAGTAAATGGTAGTGATTTATTCGCAACAATATCGTAGTTTACACCCAACGCTTTGAGTTTGGAGGCCGCCTCCCTGGGAACTACGTCAATACCTGCCATTTTCCCAAGTACGTTTCGCAACGCAACACCGGCTTCACTTCCAAACTTACCACCCTGTGCCAATGCCTGAAGTGCTGAGTTAGTTTCTTCAAAACTAACATTTGAATTCAATGCCTGTACACCGGCTTGTTTTAAAGCTTCACTTATTTGGGTTACTTCGGATGCACCTTCTTTAGCCCCGGCTGCCATCACGTTCATCATGCGCGTCATTTCACCGGCTGCAATATTGGGATCACTCAAGTCGACACCAAACTGTAAAACCGAAGTAGTAAGTGCGTCCATTGCGCCGACTGCATCTCCACTCATCGTTTTACTTAGTGTTGCTATATCAGTACCCATAGCAGCTAACGCCAACTGATTTTTCGCAATATCAGGACCGAGTCGTGAAAGTACACCCTTGTAACTTTCCATCATTGCTGAAGCATCACCACCAAATATCTTAGCAGTATCACGGGCTTTGTCACCTAACTTATCAAGTGCATCTCCGGTGACACCTGTTATAGCTTCAACTTCTTTTAATTGACTATCAAAAGCAATACCCGGTGCAGATGCCTGATTAAGCATATTGGATAAATCACCTACACTTTCAGAAATGGCTCTCAAATCCATTGCCGAAACATTCTTTAAACTTTTACCCAGGTTCTCAACACCATCTTGTGCTTTATTGGTTGAATCGGTCACACCCTTCATTGGCGATGTGATTTTATCAAGCAATTCAAGAATCCATGTCGTTTTTTGAGTACTCATTTGGGAATATCGCTTTTAGTATTTCGGAAGCAGCATCCAGTATGGTTGCTTTGAGGTTTTCGTGGTTTATTTTTGTTGTAAATTGCCATTCAGCATAAAGCTTGCACCACTCATCAAACTCGATAGTTTCGGGGTCAATGCCATATTCCTTTCGAAGTATGGCATCAATTTGCCCGATCATATCATTATCTGGTATTTGAAATTGCTTTATGCGTGTCCTAAAAAACTTTCATAAGGTTTCAGGAACTCATCTACTTTTGCGGCAAATCCCAGGTATACTATTCCATCCTTATTTAATGTTTCCGTATCACCCGCGACAACTAAATTCTTTATAAATGCACCCAGGTAGTCATCTGTTTTACCCTGCTTTGCATAATTCATTAGTAACCGAACAGTTCCTGAATCAGGACGCTTAACCGCATAACTATAAAATTCACCCTTATCCGTTAGTTTCCCTTCAGCATCATATACAGGAGGTTCAAGAACTACAGTTAGAATCTTAATTTTACCGTACTTTAGTGCCAGATCGGCAAGGTCAGTAGGTGAAATAGTACAATTATCCTTTACATACGTAGCCAATGGCATTATAGCCATGCCGGCCATGGTGGCCATGCCTACATGATCAGTCGAAATGTTTTGTGCAAAATGAATTGCAGAACTGCAAGCCGAAGCATCGCAAACCGTGAAAACAGAAACTGCCAGGACAGCTACCAAAAGCAAAATTTTAAATCTGAGAGGTCTCATAATCGTTTAATTTTTGTTTATAAAATTGTTGTTTAAATACTGTTTAAACGCATCCGGACGGCTGACCCATTTGTCTTAGTTCCTCCGGATGCGGCTTATTATTCCCCTTTAGGGGCTAGGGGTTCTTACACGTTCCAAAGGATTCGACCGGCAACAAACAAATCGCATTTGTATGCAATAGTTTTGTCACCTTGTTTCACGGCCACACCGCGTCCCTTGAACTTACAATACTGAATAATATCAGTTGTTTTCACCAAATTGCGTTCATATTCAGCAATGATGTCAAATGGTGGAATAGAAGTAATAGAACCGCCTTTTGGTAAAGCTGCCTGAATGGCATCCCATTCTTCTTTGAAAAGGGTAACAGAGCATTTTGCTTCATAATTACCTTCACCATAACCAACAAAATACATTCCCGCACCGCGTGCACCTTCCATTTCAGTGGTGTCATCATAACTCAATTCGGTTATACCTTCCACATCACGTCCAAGCATGTTCATCGTTAAAGCATTCCATCCGGCCATTAAGCCGAATTTATTAACGATAGTTGTATATTTCTTTTGTTCTGACATGACTATTCAATTTTAGAAGTTAAACCTAAGTCCACGTCAAATTCGTGAACTATATCACCTACCTGAACCTGAGACTTGATGGCCATTGGTGTTGCTTCATTCACAGACTGAGCCGGATTGATAAACACATCAGCAGCATCAATATTACCGGCTGTAATCATTGGATTCAATCTTTTTAAAACAGCCTGTTGAGCATCGCTTATCCAGGTTGATTTAATAAAGCCGGTTCCTATTTCTTTAGGTACTTTTGAGCGCACACGCGGAATCAACGTTTTGCGTATGATTCGAGCTGCTTTGTTCCAGATACAATTCAAATTGAAGTAAGCGTAATCGCTTGTGATTTCTACTGCAGTAGGACAACCACTGAGGTAATAACCATCATAGTCAGCAAACTTACCAACATAGATATAACCTTTATCGCTCAATGCTTTTTGCTGTGCGTAAGTAAGGTTAGCAAATGGAGTTCCATCGCTCAATGAAGCAGACAACCAGCGACCGGCAATTGTATCCACCAACGAGTAACTTTCTTCACCTTTACGGGTTCCCGGTTTCACTTCAATGTTGACAGAGCCTAAGTCCTCATGTACCTTCCTTATGGCAATCATGCCCAAAACAGAACCAACAGCTGCATGTTTAGCATACCCTACGTTCAATAAAGTTTGTGCAGGGTCTTGACCAATAACAACGCTAATATTTGGAGCCGCCAACGTTCGTAAGTCGAACATTTCAAGACCTGCAGCAAAGTAATTACCACCGGTTGTTTTAGCAATTCCTTCCAGTATCACGCCGTCAAGCAAAAGCTTTTCGGCGGCAAATGCGTTTACCATACCTTGCAATGCCAACACGTCAACGTTAATCACGTCCAACGCAGCTGAAGCAATACCGGCAATGCCAATCACATTCACATTCGCAATTCCACGGATAGCACCAAGTATGGCAACATCCGCTACTAAAGCAACCACAGTTGTAGTTTTCACCACCGGAAGCAAATAAAACGTGAATCCAGGACACAACCTGAACATTTCTGTCAGATGGTAGTGAACCTGTTCAGCGTTATTTGCGTCAGATGCCGCCGTAATACCCAATGTTTCGGCACTTGTAATGTCGAGCAATGGATATACGGTTTTAGCAACAACTTGTGCGGTTGGTGTCATCCCACAAATCAGAACGATTACTCTATCCTGACCGTCGGACGTACGACCCAACCCGCCGTTTAGTTTATTGATATTTGCACCTTCGAATCCCATTATGCAGGAGTATTAAGTGTTTCTAACTTTTTAGCTACAGCAGCTAAAACTGTTTTACGCGAGTCTCCTTCAGCTATCGTTGCAACTTCTTCAACTGTTTTGGCAGCGTCGATAAGTGCAATTACTTCAAGAGCCGTTTTTTGTACCGGTTGTTTTTCGTCCAACTCATCGCGGTCGAAAGATGTCAACGACAACTCTTTTCTGTAACGGTTTACCTTTGCATGGTTCTTTGCAGCTGAATCACTTTCATCAGTGATGAAAGCCTGACCATCCGAAGCCACTAACACCTTTTGTGCCTTTGGGTATCGTTTGAAAATATCAACGGCCACCGCTTTTTGAGCGTCCTTATCCAGGACAATTAATTTTGCTTTCGTTTCCATTAAATTAAATATGAAAAATGAATACTAATTTTTAAATAATCACTTTCCCAAAGTTTCTTTCAACTTTGGGAAAGTTTAAAATAAAGAGGTAGCGTTACACTACAATTCCACTTACAATAGCACCGAAACCGTAATCAACCACACGATCAACCAAACCATAAGCCTGAAGTCTGAATTCAGATTTTGGGTTAGCGGATTTTGTATCCTGTGTTTCCGGACTGTAAAGAATTTTTACACTATCAATATGATACAATGCGTTTGGAGCATAGAAAAACAATGAAGCACGGCGGTCGGTCGAACCTAATGCAGCTCCTTTGGCTTTTTTAGTTCCATCAGCAGCATAAGCCAATACGGCATTGTTTTCAAAGAACTTGAATCCCATAACTGATTTTACCTTTCCGGTAGTCACATCAAAGAAGATGTTTTTGTCAGCAAAATAAGCAGCTGAATCACGGTCGAGCATCAAATCGGTAGAGTGCTCAGGGCAAAGAATCATGAAGTACTGGCTTTCGTCAGGTAAATTCAGACCTTTGATTAATTCCAAATACTTGATCAGGTCAGCAAAAGACAAACGGTGACGAGTACCAATAAGCGTACCTGTAGTTCGCATTACCGGCATATCTGCATTGTCAGATACTTCCGGAGCTAATTTAAACATCACGTGGTCACGCAATCCCATTTTAATGGTTTGGGTATGAGCAACACGCACCATACTGCGTTTATCATAATTCAAATTACGAATTTCGGCATCGTCTACCTCGGTAGGGTCGGTGTCGTATTTTTCCCATGCAACAAAGGTCTTAGAACCTGACATTTTCTTTGCAACAAAGTCTGCAGTATTGTTCACATAGAAACCAACGTTGTTGATCAGCTTATTGAATCGAATACCATCAGCCGTGATAGCACCTGGGTTTGCACCCGGCAACACGCCGATAAAATCATCCTTGTAGTTCTTGAACTCAAGGAGCAATTGAGGTGCAACGTATTGATTTAACCAGTTGCCGGTTTCGGTTGTAGCCATATATTTTTTACTGTTTTTTATCACTTGTACACCAGTTCCCCTCTCCATTTGGAGAGGGGTGAGGGGTGAGGTAGTGTGGTTTATTTAATTCTGTTACGTTTTTTATAATCATCAAAAATAGCGTCGAAGGCTTCAGGTTTTTCATTCTGTAAAGCTTCCAATGCTTCAGGAGTATCCTGTAATTGTTCGAATGTCTTACCGTTGTAAGTTGCACCTAAACCATCAACCGATTTAATAATTTCAGATGATAATTTTTGAACCGGTTGAATACTATCAAGAACCTTGATAGTTGTTTCATAGTTTGCTGTTAGCATTTGCTCCCAGTTCGCACGTGTATCCGCTTTAATTCGATGTTCCTTTTCGGCCTTATCAAGAGCTGCCTTGATATTATCCGCTTTCTCCGTTTTTTCCTTCTGTGCCGTAGCAACTAGTAAGGCATCATAATCACCTGCCTTTTTTGCGTTGTCTGCAATCTTGGCGTTAACTTGATCTTCGGTTGCCGTATCCGGTAACCCGATCGCTTTTGCGAGAATTTTTAATTCCATTTCGTTTTCTAAATTTGATTTTGAAATAATAATATCAGTAGGGTCAAAGTCCAGGGGTGAACCGATTGCTTTGATTTGTTCTGCAAATGCTTTGGTAACCTTTACCGGTTCTTTGACGTCAGTCACAAATCCCCAGTCTTTTGCTTCTTGTGCCGTCATCCAAAAATCACCACCATCCCACTTCATTTTGAAATCGGATTCGGGTTTTTTTAGCTTCACTTTATAGGCAGCGTAATATGATGTTGTCATATTTTTTAAAAGCTTCAAATGGTTTTCTACTTCGGTCTCATTCCCATAAGTACCACCGCTTGGTTTATGAACCATAAACTGACCATTCCGAGCCATAGTGAATGATGTTGCATTTACAGCCAGGTATGTTCCGGCACTGGCCACAATGGCACCACCTTCACCGGTATATTCTCCAAAAAGTTCAATCAGAATATTATAAATCTCATTTGCCTGAAAACAGTCCCCTCCATTTGTCATAATATAGAGATGACATCTTGTTGCACCGGCATCTTTAATAGCCTGGCAACGCTCCCGGAAATCAATGGCATTATTGTCACCCCATTCCGAAATGTTACCAATAATATCCACGCGGCCCTGAGTCCCTTCAGCTGAAATTTTTATCTGCAATGTTTTTGACATAAGCGTAATTATGACTTGTTTTGGTTGTGAATTCGAAGCAAATGTAAAGCGTTATTTTCGTGTATAAAAATCAATCTTTCATGTACTTACAATTTTTATAGTACAACATAAAATTCTTATAGTTTAACTTGAAATTCTTATAGTAGATGAAATCATCTTTTGCAACTACGCGTAAATACGTACACCTTTGTATAAAAAATAAGCCCATTACATGAAGAAAAAGAAGTCAATCAAGCCAAAAGTCGACCGCAAAAAACAATTACCAAAACAGGAGTACGATAAGTTGAAGTTTTCAGCTTATGAATTGGTAGTTGTTTTGGGATATACACAAAAACGTACTGCCGAAACACTTGGAGTAACGGAACAAACAATCTCAGCCTGGGCAATAGAAGATGATTGGAAAGGTCAACGTGAAGGCCGCCAACAGGACTACAAAACAGATGTGGCAAACGTGAAGCAAATCATCAGGCTTACTTCAAAACGAAGGTTGGAACTGGAACAAGAAATTGCCGATGTGCAAAAGACCGGTAACGAAGAAGAAGAAATAAAACTTCGTAAACAATGCTCAACCATTGGTGACGAACTTTCAAAGCTCACTAAAACACTGGCCGGACTTGAAAAGGATAACAAATATACCCTGGGTGAATTCATAAACGTCATGGATGATATATTTACTAACATGCGCCAGTTCGATGAAGATTTATTTGTCAAAACAATACCATTTCAAACATATTACGTGCGCAAACGCACTCAAGAACTTGGATAATAAAATAGGGGATGGTGAAAACCTTTAAAAGAGTAGCCAATATATAAATAGATAAATAAATGAAAACAGCAGTAAAAAGAACTGAAGATTGGGCAAATTTTATTTTGCGAAGCATTAAAAATGGTGTTGAAACAGACACAATGCTTGGAGGATTCTATTCTTACATTGAAAAAGAAAAAAGCCCAGAAGTATTCATTGAAACCACTAAAGAATGGGATGTTGATGATTTGAAAGATTGTTATGCGGTAATAACCTTTTTTGAAGAATCATTTATGCCTTTATACGAAGGGTCAAGTTACTATATAATGACTGACACTGGCGGTACGGTAGCAAACAGGTCTAAAAAGTAGAATTAAATTAAGCAAGTATAGGGAAAGTGCCCATGCTTGCTTATAACTATAAACTATCAACTATAAACTCTTTAAAGTGGCCACTCAAAAAGTAAACGATAAGAAACTCGCAGATGCCTACCTAGCAAAACTCGAAATAACCAAACGAGCAAACGAGGTAAACCCATTTGAAACCAAAACGGAACAAAACGCACGCATTGAGAGAACCAAACGTGACGTTGTGTACATGGTTGAAACCTATCTACCACACTATGCAACTGCTAAGTGTGCACCGTTTCACTGGCTTGCAGCAAATCAAATTGCCAATGATGAACTTATTAAAATATTTTTAGAATGGTTTCGTGGAGGTGCAAAATCGGTTTGGGCTGATGTGATCATTCCATTATGGTTATGGATGCGAGGTGAAGATATATTTATGTGTCTGTTATCCGATAGCAGTGAACGTGCATCTGAATTGTTAGCAGACATTCAGGCTGAGTTTGAAGGAAACGCACTATTAATAAATGATTTTGGTGAACAAAAATGCGATGGTGACTGGGCTATTGGTAACTTTAAAACCATAGATCAACGGTTTATTGGGATGGCTTTCGGAATGAAGCAAAAAATACGTGGTATCCGTGTGAAACAACGCCGGCCAACACTGTGGGTTATTGATGACTTGGAAACTCACAG